TCGGCTCCGATCTTATAGCCGATGTAGCCGAAGCGTTTGTCGGAGCCGATGGTGCCGTCGAATCCTTAGAACTTAAAATTACATTCGTGTTATTTAGCTCTGTATATGTCGATGAGTTACTGTCGGCATCAATAGCGCGAACTCTTACTTCATAGTATGTATTGGCTACTACTGTCCATTCTTTTGTAACCTTACCATCCGAACCTACGCTTCCTTCGGCTGGCGTCAAATCGACAACTTCTGAAAAAACTTGAGCTACGCTATAACCAGTTAAAACACCACCCCCATCAAACGTTGGAGTTCCACTTGCGCGTCTAATATACCAAGCATAAAAAGCCAAATCTTCTTCTGTATTTGGGGTTATTTTCCCACGAATAACAACGCGCTCTGTTCCATCCTCCATTATTTCGGATGCGGTAGTTACCGCCAAGTCACTCGGGACAGCTGGAGCATCGCCAATGTCGCCTCCCCCACCAACAACGAGTTCAGAAAAACCAGGGCTGTTCGCGAAGTTATCTCTAGAGATCCGCTTCGTCTTCTTTGTGGAAGCTTGAAGAAACAAGATCTGATCTTGAGAATCTATGCGCGTTGCCTCTGGAACGTCTGTTATTCTTTTGCTCATTCTTAATACTTTACATTAAGGATTGATCGATTCGTTGATATAAACGGAACTAAGTGTCGGAATTCCGAACGATCCAGACATTAGGATTCCAGTCGTTGGCGAGACTTCAAATGACCAGCTTGTTTGAACTATTGACCTATCTCCGATTTGAGCGCCAATCGAGTACGAATCTAGCCTCGCATTTTGAATTTTTATTCCCAATTTTTCAATATTATTGGGGTTTTTGAACATGATATTGAAGTCGTAACCGCTCGTTGCTACGTCTTCGGCCTTGAACGATTCGGCTAAATTCTCTGCCTGAAACGTATCGACTAGCGAATCGACCGACATTGTTGCGACTACTGGGATCTGAATCTTGCGCGTTGTCGGATAGTTGCTGCCGAATCCGTAAAGAGCCTTTCGCTCAAATGGCAACGATAGCTGAAACGACTGGAAGTTATCAAAATCAAAACCGAACTTCATACCCGAAACGGTAGTTGAAGTTGTGCTTATCGAAGCTCCGTTGAACGAGCAGCCGCTATCGAATACGTTCTTAAACCCAGTGATGTATCTCGACGAGCGCGAATTATCCAAGAAGTCGATTCCGTACTGTACATTATCCATCTCTGCCGTTTCGCCAGTGTTACCAACGTTGACCGCAGGAACGTATCTGCTGTTCGTATAATTTGTTATACTCGCGTTCGCGGCTGCGAATGTGCAGTTTACGCTAGCCATTCCACCTACCGACAAAGCGATCTCGTAGCTAGTGATAAATGCATTACCGATTCCAAGTACATTGTAGTCTTGTGCAGACGTATCGGCGTTCGCATCTTGATACTGGTCTTGTGAAATCAAGACATAGAAATTCTTATCGCCAGTACTTGAGAAAACGGTCTGCAACGGGTTTGAATACGCGCCTGTAGTAAAGTCTAGGCCGATATATTTTTCATTCCATCCATCGTTCAAAAGATACGATAGGTTCAACTCAACGTCTGGCGCTAGCTGCGTTTGTCTTGAAGCGAATTGATTTGAGCCGACTTGTTTTAACGCCTGACGATCAACGCTAAACGAAAAGTCATACGACTGGATGAAGTCTAGGCGCGAAATTTTTTGTCCAGTATTAGACGCTGCTTCGAAAGCTCCGTTAGAGCCAACGAACATCATTTGCATCTCGTATGAAATAGAGTTTCTCATTAGTATGACTTTCTAACGCCGAGAGGATCTTCCTCTATCGTTACCGAGATATCGTTAACGTTTTTGTAAACCATCGTGTGCGACCAACGCGACGAGAAGAAGAATTTATTCTGATTATAAATCTTCGGAATCTTGTATTGAAATCTTCTAAAGCCCTGCTTCGAAATCAAGAAGTGCAAGATGCAGCGAGCCTCCTTGTCGGAAACGCCTCTAAACTCCAGATTAAAAGATTTTAAAGTATTTGAGTGCAAACCAAAATCGGTGCGTTTCGTGTACGAGTAAGGAAGTTCAGTTTTGACAACTGCCGTTTCTTTTTCGACTCTCGCAGAATATGTCGGCTGGAAGAAGAAGTCTCTCGTCCATTTGTTATTTGCCATATTTGACAAACTAAAACTCGCGTCTGAAGTATGATCGCCCGTGCAATAGTAGAACGAATCGTAAAGATTGCTCATGTTGCTAGGAAAAGTCGCGTTGCCCGTATATTTGACTATATCGTATTCAACATAGCTCGTTGAAGTTGCCCAGTCGCCTTTTACGTTGGCCGTTTGCAACATCAGCGGATTGTTCCAGTTCAAAAGCGTAGAAATCTGATCGGAGTTTAAAACAGCATTGACTGTATACAAGTCGTTCTTGTCAAACGAAGCACCGAAGTTATTTGCAAATAGATTAATCGGTTTGTAAAAAGATGCTGGATCTGTATACTGAAAATACCCAGTTCCATTCAAACTTTCAAAGTAGCCAACTATTTGCCGAGCCTGCTCTTCTTTACGATTGTCGAAATTCATCTGAAACTCTAGCTGCAAGTGATTTGCGCCCTTCGGCATCGTGTAGACGTAATTATCGGTCGTCTCGTATTGCGACAAATCTGCATTAAACGATACGGTCGTTCCGTATGACGGCTTGAATGCGAAAGCCGCTGGTATTGAACCAGTTACATTTTGATCTCTATCGTAAAGGAACGACATTAGATGAATCCTTGATAGTTTAGAGTCAGCGTCAGATCGTCTGTAGCTGAACTATTCATAGTTTCTCCTATTAGCTCCATGTTTGCCATTGTGAACGAGGCCAAAGACCCTATAGTTATATTAACATTTCGCTTGTTTGAGTCTATAACATAATCAAAAAGTCTTTTCGATTCGTAATCATCGACCGCGATTGTAAACTGGGCGTTTACTTTAAATGGTCTATTCGACACAACGTCTATCGCGCCAGAGCCAGTCGGGTGATAGAAAGCCTGTCTGTTGCACTCAAGAGAGTAGGTAAAAGCCTCGATTCTGTTCGTACCCGACCCGTCACACTGTATTAGGATATCGGCTGGTCTAACGACCGACAGCTTACCAGTTTCAGCCGCGCCAGTCTGGGCCAATCCAGTGCCAACGTCACCAAACAAAGCAAAGTCTGCACTAACGCTCGGAAAGTTACCAACCGCACAAGAAACCGAGTAAGAGGTTAAATAAGCTGAACGAAAAGAAAAATTCTTACTATTATAGAATAAACCGCCACTTATTGGCGCTTGACCAGTCATTTTTAGCAAAAAGTCATTTGGCGACAAGTACTTTTGTACGCTCAAACTAGACTGCGGCACTCCGTTTGTAAATGTGGCAAACCTACCGTAGCCAATCACGTTTAAGTGCTCAACTGGTAGCGAATAGCCAAAGTTTACATCCGAGACCCCAAAAATCTTGAGGCCGCTGAGATATAGACTATTTTCATAATTTGAGATCGATGATTTCATTATCTACTTCTCAGTGAGCCGCCAAGACGCTTCTCTTCGTTGATCGTTTGGATAACAACCTGACGGATCTGGTCGCCCATCTTCTTGTAATCGATGCCGCCGCGAGTCGTCTCGCCTTGGGTTTGGGTTTCGGTTGCGCCGCCGTTTGTAACGTTGATATTGATGCTGATGTTCGAACCAGCGGTCGTTTCGAGCTTCGATGACAAGTTATCAAACTTGTCACCAAGAGACGTGTCGGTTTCGGTCGAAACCATACCGCCATTTGCGAATCTTGGAGCGCGACCTTGATTGATGGCGTCAAAGAATTGTTTGCCATACTTTCTTGTGGACTGGCGACTCATGACATATTCGCCACCCATAAGAAGAGCAGGAATGTCATCAGTTGGACCGCCTGCGGCATAACGCGGCATCAATCCACCATAAGCTTTATACGGCACGCCTTTAACAATCGACGAGGTAAACTTGCCAAAAGCCATCGGGCCACTAGCAGAAGTGCCTAGTGTATTTTTAAAATTTTTAGCCGACGCCAAACCAACACCGCCAGATTTGATTGTCGATGGAGGCTGCGATGTTTTAGCTCCACCCATCAAGCTATTAACTCCAAAATTTAATGCGGCAGCAGCCACAGTACTAAAGAGCTGTTGTTGGAAAGCTTTTCTTTGTTGTGTTCTATACTGTTCACGCTCACGAATAATTCCAAGAGCCTGTTCTTGTGCGGAACGAATTTCTTGATTGATCGTGTCGTCGTTTAGCAATCCGAATCTAGAAA